GCCTATTTTTTTCGAATATACAGAATTTTCTGTCGGCAGTTCCAGTTGCAAACACTTTTGCGCTATGGTACAATAAATCCAAGGAATTGGAAGAATTTCAGAACAATTATGCCGTTAAATTCCCGTTTGCAATTGCAAGTTCCTCACCGGGGCCACGCCCCAAACAACAGAAAGGAAGTGCTATCCCATGAAGAAACTCATCTCCTTGGCTCTGGCAGCCCTCCTGCTGCTGAACCTTGCCGCCTGCGGGGAAAGCTCCGTTTCCAATCCATCAGGTTCCTCCGGCGATTCTTCATCTTCAGCCGATCCCGCCCAGCCGGATGCCTTCTCCCCCGTCACCACGGAGGCGGAAGTTCGGGCTCTCTATGGGGACGACGCAAGCCTTATCACCTCCATCGAGGCGTACCAGGGAGATTTCCTGGTGAAACTGGGAACGGACGAGGACTGCCCCAGCTTGGACTGGGTCTACGGCCAGAGCGGCATCCGCCGTCGGATGCTGTGGCTGGATACGCCCCTGCTTCGGTGCGAGATTGAGTCCCAGGCAACCGTCCGGGTGGTTACTGGCGGGCCTAACATCTATAACGGCGTCCCCAGTTTTCCACGCGTGGAGTTGGCCACACTGTGCCTTCTCTACGATGAGCAGGGCCGCGACCGAGAGTATGATCCCTATGTTTCTCCCGGCACTGGTAGCTCTGAAATCTACTGGGCCGGGGCTGGGGAGCGCTATTCCATGGGGATGCAGGGCCGCCGGGAGGCCATCCGCTCCGCCCAGGTCGATGCAGGCGGCCTCACCGTGGCCTTCGCGCCCCTGGCGGACGGCAGCGACTTCGTGGCCGCCTACTGCGAGATCCCCTATACCGAGATGGCTCTCTCGGAGGACGGTATGACCCTCACCGTCACCATGCACGACACCTTCCTCAGCAGCGGCACCCTCTCCAAGGATGTAGACCCGGACTTTTTGAAGGAGTATGGCTCCCTCTACCCAGAGAGCTTCCCCGCTGGGGAGCTGGCGGGAAGCTGCACCCTCATCGAAAATGCGGATCTGCGTCAGGATGGGAACAACGCCGTGCTGACCGTCACTCTGGCTGACGGTCCCATCCACGGCAGGAACTTCGGTGACGGTTATTACCGCTTCACCGCCGAGACCGGCTATACTGGCATCGCCGACACCGGCCCCTACCTCCGGGTGACCCTCAACGCCACCAACGAGCTCTTTGCAGGCGACTGAGCAGTCCATACAAGCCGTGGACAGCGTGGGTGCGGGTGCACCGTGTCTGACCCACTTTTGACCCAGAATGGAATTGGAACGGGCAGGGCTGGACGGAAACAATGGAAAATCCACCGAGCGAACGGTGGTAAAAAGCACAAATCGGAGCCGAAACGGCTCCGATTTGCCCTTGAGACAACCTACGGACCAGAAGGCCGGGGGTTCGAATCCCTCACGGCGTACCAAAAGTCCTCGAAATCGTCTGATTTCGAGGACTTTTGCTTTTCATAAGTTGCTATTTAGGGGTGTCGCTTTTTTCTGACCCAAACGCTGACCCCAACGGGAGCGGGTAGCGGAAAGCATCAGACGGCACGAGATAGGATGTTCCCCATCGTCTGGGCTGCTTTCAGCTGCGCATCGGTGGTCACATGGGCGTAAGTGTCCAGCGTGAAACCCGCCGAGTAGTGACCGAGCATACTGCTGACGGTTTTCACGTCCACGCCGTTCTGGAGCGCCATGGTTGCGAAGGTGTGGCGGAGATCATGGAATCGGATGCGGGGCAGCCCCGCCCGTTTCAGCACCCGCTGGAGCATGTGCAGGACGCTGTCCGGTGACATGGGGCCTCCGGTGGGCGATGGGAATACCCATTCGCTGTTGCCCACCTTGCACTTTTGCATTTTCAGAACGCTTATCGCATCTGCCGACAGCGGCAGTGTGCGGTAGGCGTTTTTCGTTTTCAACGGTGCCTCGACTACCTTGCCGTTCTGCCGGGAAATGGCCCTTTGGATTTTCAGCACACCACGGTCGAGGTCGACGTCTGCCCATTTCAGTCCCAGCAGTTCCCCACGGCGTAGTCCTGTGGCGAGGTCGAGGTAGTAGAGTTCGTACACACCGCTGTCCCTGGCCTCCCGGAAGAAGGCGCTGAGTTGGTCGGCGGTCAGGGTTTTCATCTCTTTGTGCTCCACCTTTGGCAGGGCGCAGCCCTGTGTCGGGTTGCGGGTTACCAGTTTCTGCTCCATAGCGAGGTTGTACGCCGAGCCGATCATCTGGTGGATATTTCGCACCGTCTTGGGCGCCAGACCTTTCGGCTTTTTCTTGGCCTCAATGCGGTCTACTCGCCCGCCGTCCAGCAGGTGCTTGTAGAACCGCTGTAAGTCCAGAGAAGTCAATTCTGCCAGCGGAACACTGCCGATCTGTGGCTTGATGTGGTTTTTCAGAAAACCTTGGCTGGTCTTGAACGTGGACGGTCTGAGTTTCACCTTGGCGTAGTTCTCCATCCAGACCTCCAGCCATGTTCCCACCGTGTAGGTCTTGGCCCGTCCGTAGTCGATGCCCACGTTTTCCTCGATGGCTTTCTTCAGCTTTTCTTTTACTTCCGTTTGCGTCTTGCCGAGGACGTTCTTGATGATGGCTTTGCCAGTTTCCGGATCGTGACCGACAGTGTATCTTCCCTCCCATCGACCGTCTTTCCGCTTGCGGATGTTCCCCTCGCCGTTTGCTCGTCTCTTTGGCATGGTATCAGCCCCTTTCGCAACGAACAATACCGTAACCAAGGGAACAAAGCTACCCGAAAGTCGAACTGTTATCAGAAAGTTATCATTTGCACCTCGGAGCCGCGCCGCCTTATCTTTGACTATTGCGGCGCAATTTCTGCGCTGCCGGAGGAGACGCTTCTTTGGTTACAGCGGTGCGATTTTTGAACGGTCGAAAGTCTCTTTTCATTGACTACAGCAGCTCAAAATATACACATTTTCCTCCGAAAATCGCCGCTATGCAGAAATCACTTTTTCGGGTGGTCGAAAACAGCAAATTCCTCAACCGCCTGCGGAACGGTCACCTTGAAAAGTCTGTTGCCACAGGCCTTTTTCACCCCTCACGTTCACCCAAGACTGCGAAAGTGCTTCTCAAGGTGCACCTTAGACTGCGGTTTCAAAACCCCGGAAAGCCCCGCACTGCGGGGCTTTGTGGCTGAGAGGGCCCCAATTAGGGGCACCTCTCTTTATCTTGTGCTAAAATCGAACGGCCTTCGCCACTCGAAAAACCCTTCTGTAAAGTTCAGCTTTTCGCTCAAAATCGTTCCCGCAACTATCGCCAAAAAGTTACCGCCACAACGCTGTTTCAAACCGCTTCTTATTCCGATTTTCAACTTCTCGCACAAATGGCCCACGTTCGCTTTCACAGGCGAAAGCGGGTACACACTCGGCTTTCGGCGAAAGATCGCACACAAGGGCACACACGCCGAAACAGGGGGCGTTTTGGATGGGGGTGGTATCACTGCCCTCGGAGCGTTCCGCACGTTCACGAACATCCCCGGGCCGGGTGTCAGAACGGCAAACTTTGCCGCTTTTGGGTCTTGGTCGGAGGCGCTCTTGAAGAATGCAGAGAGCCTGCGGGACAGCGATGCGCTTATGCGTGTCGCTGTCCCGAGGCGTCGCGGCCCCGCTGGGCTGCGTGATCTTTTTACTTTTGTCGAAGTTGCGGCTTGTACACCCTGCGCTCAGAGCTTTCTGTGCGTGCGAGGCAGGGATGGTATCACTACCCTCGGTGTGCTTTGCGTGCTGCCGAAACGCCGGACGGCCGCTTGTCAAAGCGGCTAACTTGCCGTTTTCTGAGGTCGGGTGAGCAGCGTTCCTTGCGCAGTGCCTATTTTTTTCGAATATACAGAATTTTCTGTCGGCAGTTCCAGTTGCAAACACTTTTGCGCTATGGTACAATAAAAACAGACGAACCCCGAACCCTTGATTTTTCAGGGGTTCGGGGTTTTCTTGTTACTAATGTGTGTATAGTTCAGCGTTCAGCGGTCTAAAATGTTCACCGGTTTGAACCCTATGGAATCAGTTCCACGGTGGCCTTTAGTTCGTCCAAAGTCTTGTGATTATAGACCCGGTTTCCCGTGTCCTTGGACACATGACCCATGAGCAAATCAATACATTTCCGGTTGGCCCCGGCGCTATCCAATTTGGTTTCAAAGGTGTGGCGGCATTCGTGCGGGGTATGGTTCAGCTTCAGGGCCTTCATAATATCCGCCCAAAATATCCGATATTGGGTTTGATTGCAAATCTTCCCGTTGTAGCTGATCAGCCGGGGGCCACCTTCGGCAAGCCGCCGTTCAATCAAGGGCCTGATCTTTGGATGGATGGGAACAATGCGGTTCTTACCGGCTTTCGTTTTGGTGCCGCCCTTCATCGTGCCTTCCTTCAAGTCTATATCTTCAGGTTTCAGGTTCAGAAATTCAGAGATACGCCACCCGGAATATAGCAAGATCAAAACCGTATCAACCCAAGGATCAGACTGATGTTCCCACACCGTTTTGATTTCATCGTTGGTGAACGGAAGGCGGCTGGTGGGCGGTATTGGATCAGAAGTCAGAAGTTCGGAGAAGCACCGGTTTATTATATCCATTTCAAGGGCGAACCGGTCAAGGTGGCCCCACAGGTTCTTGATGGCCGCTTGGGTGCTATACCCTTTCCCACAACCATCAATGGTTTCTTGCATTTGGTAGGATCGCAGTTGTTTATAAGGCTTGTTCACATACGCTGAACAATGCTTGAACGCTGAACAGAGGGAAGAACGGTTGGATTCCCCCAGCTTCGGGGCCTTCTTTTCTTTCCAGAGGTCAAAAAGCTGTTGAAGGGTGATCTTGGCCCGGTCAACATCCCAAGGATCACGGTTGTATTCAGCAAGCATGATGTTCCCGGCTTCACGGGTTTCAGCATAGCCGATAATGTCATAGATGGGGTGGCCTTTGTCATTCCAACCTATGGTTTTCTTCACAATGTATGGGCGGCGGCGTTGGCCTGATAGCTTTGCAACCGTTCCATACCCGTTTGGATTTCGCATTATATCACCTGAACTTTCAAAATTGGGTATGGCAAAGCTAAACCCCATGTGATATAATGTTCAAAGGCGTTTGAAACATTAACTTCAAAAGGGTTTGTTTCGCCTGACCGCTTCCGGTGTGCAAGACCGGGGGCGGTCATTTTTTTTTGCATTTTGAATGGATGTTGAATGAACTAAAAGCCCGGTAAGGCAAGCGGTTTGGGATAATCCTTCAACATTCAAGATAGTGCAGATACTTCAAACATGAAAAAAAAAGAGTATATAAGAAGTATGAAAAATATAACCAGAAGGGATTTGATCTTGAATGTTGAAGGATTATTCGTTCATAGCGTTTTCAAGATAATCAGCGGCTTTCAGGGGTGGGTTGGAGATGGAAACGGTAGTGTTCATCCCATTGATGGACAAATCAACATATAAAATTGGAACGCCACCAACTTCCTTCGTTTCCTGTTTGGCAGTTGCGGCACCAACGATGGCCCCGGCTGTTCCGAATAAGGCCCCGCCAACAACGGCCCTACCAATCCCACCTTTTGTCTTAGTAATGGTTTTCTGTCCAACCTGTTCAATCTTGAAGGCATTGATTTCAGAGAACTTGAAAACAACAGGTTCCAGCTTTGTTTTTTTACTGTTGGACAGGTAAAACATTTTCTGTTCAGGATCAATGAACAAAAAGCCGCTTGCGAAATCTGAAATGACCATTCCGGGTTTGAAGTTACGGAAACGATTGTGGTTTTCTTCCCATGCCTTTTTCACCTGTTCCACAGATGCCAAGGGGGAGCCGGTGGAAAGACGGTTGCAAGCAGGACAAAGGGAACCACCATTGATTTGAATTGCCGTAAAGGAAAGTTTTTCACCGCATATCGCACAGCGTTCTTTTTTTCCAAACATGAGGTTTCCCCCTTTCAATGAATATCACTTTGGAAGGCCACGGCCTTACCAAGAATGATGATATGATCCAACTGTTCCCCGGTATAAACTAAATCTTCATAGTTGGAGTTTTCGGCCTTCAGGATCAATAGATTTTTTTCGGGATAGTAATTCACCCGCTTCAGGGTTGCTTCATCATCAATGATAACAGCGGCAATTTCGCCATTGTTCACCATTTCCTGTTTTCTGATGAACACAATATCCCCGTCATAGATTCTGGCCCCGATCATGGAATCGCCCTTGGCCTTCAAGCAGAAATCAGCATGAATGTTTGTACCAGCTTCCACATACAGTTCCTTTTCTTCGTTTGCCATGATGGGTTTACCGCAAGCAATGTCACCGAGTAAGGGGAAACGCTTTGTAGAAATTGGGATGATGTTATCAAACTTCATTTGTGGCTGTGAAGGTTCAACTACCACAGATTTATTGATACTTTTCAACCAATCATTCCGGTTCGGAATGTCTGATCTTCCCATGAGGTAATCCAAATCAACATTGAAATAGTCAGCAATGGTTTCCATAGATTCAAGACCCGGTTCCCGTTCGCCCCGTTCATACATATTTACACTACTTTTAGAAAAACCAAGCTGATCCGCCAAGTTCTGTTGAGATAGGCGGCGTTCGGTTCGTAATTGCTTGAACCGATCAGAAAACTTCGGCATAAGTGCACCCCTTTCAGAAGTCTTTCTATAATTTATTATACACATTATGTGCACAAAGTCAATCCGTCGATGTGCACAATTAGTAACACATTTCTTTGTGCACAATTTGTGTTCAGTTGTGCTTGACTTTGAGCACATACCGTGTATAATGATAATCAGACGAGCACAGAAGGTGCACGAACTGATTGGGAGGATTTGAAAATGAAGGTTCATGTTTTTGATACCTATGTCACCATTAAGGATCGTGAAGGACACCCTGATATGGATGATACCTTGCTTGAAAAACTGGATGAAATGCTTACTACTTATGGTGTGCCCCACGCTTTTACCCTTCCCCACGAAAAGACTATGGAAGATTGCCCGGAAGCTACTCTTGAAGTTGCCTATGATTCTTCTGATGATATAACCTTTAGTCTTGTGTATATACTGTTCAATAAAACTTATCGGGGTGTAACCGATAAAGCGGTTGCAGAATCAATGATTAAGGTTTCTGCAAAATACATGGATGCTGAATAAGCCGAAACGGGCCTGATGGCCCGTCCACCGGAACCGCCCCACCGGTGCTGATGATGGCAGGGCAACAGCGACAACATGAGCGCCCCCGGTTTATGGGTTCGGGTATTGGGTATCAATCCCCATGTAAAAGATATGACCGCCCGGAAATTGCTTGTTGGGGCTTTGGCTGTTCTAATTCTGAAGAAAGGATGTGCAAATATGAGTGTTGGCAAGAAACTTCGGGAACTGCGTGGAAGCAGAACCCAAGACGAAATTTCCAAGGAACTTGGGATCACCAAATCTTCTTATGCCATGTATGAGCGAGATGAACGGGTTCCCCGTGATGAAGTGAAGGTTCGCATTTCCAACTTCTTTGGTGTTTCGGTGCAGGAACTTTTTTTTAACTAAATCGAGCACATATAGTGTTCAGTAGGAGTAAGAACCATGAATGAAGTCAGTTTGAAACCGGTCATTGATGAACTTGAAACCTTGTTTTCAAAGTTCAACAAAGCCTTCTTTGAAGGGAAGCTGGAAAAGCCTGTGATTACCGTTTCCCCGGATCATACCCGTGGGGCCTATGGATGGTGTACCGCTTGGAAGGCGTGGCAAGACGGCACCAAGGAAGGCGGCTATTACGAAATCAACCTGTGCGCCGAATACCTGAACCGCCCCTTTGAAGAAACCTGTGGAACCTTGCTTCACGAAATGGTTCACCTTCAGAACCTTCAGGACAATGTTCAAGACACTTCCCGTTCTGGTTCCTACCACAACCGGAAGTTCAAGGAAACCGCTGAAGCCCACGGGCTGACCGTGGAGAAAGGCGAAAAGTACGGATGGCACAAAACCACCCTGAACCCGCAAGCAGAAGCCTTTGTGAAATCCCTTGGCAAGTCCGGGTTCTGTCTGGTTCGGCCCCGTACCAATCCGCTGAAGGGTTCCCGGAAGGGCGGTGGATCAAGTTCCCGCAAATATGTTTGCCCCTGTTGCGGAACCATCATCCGGGCCACCAAGGAAGTTCATGTTCTCTGTGGGGAATGTGAAGTGGCCTTTGAAGAACAGGAGTGATAACCAATGATGATTACCCGTCAAGTTCGGTGCAAGAAGTGCGGAAAAATGTTTCCCCTGACCTATCCCGAAAAGCTGTCTGACATTGGCCGGGATGTTATTTCTTACTGTCCGCCTTGCCGTTCCATCGTGTTTACACACGAAAATCTTAAAAAATGAAAGGAGTACGCACAATGACCACCTTTGCAGAGCGTTTGAAGAACGCTATGGAACAGGCCAACATGAGCCAATCCGCCCTGTCTGAACAGGCCGGGGCTTCCAAGGCCGCTATCAGCCAATACCTTTCCGGGAAGAACACCCCCGGCCCTGACCGTATCAAGGCCCTTGCCGATGCAACCGGCGTTTCCTTTGATTACCTGATGGGTTATGGAGCCGCCCCGATTGCGGAACCGCCTATCAAGAAGATCAGTGTGAAGGAAGCCGCCCGGTGCATGGGAAAATCTGATCAGTTCGTCAGAATCGGCCTTCAGCGTGGCCTTCTTCCTTTTGGGAACGCTGTTCCCGGAACCGGCGCTTGCTGGAATTATTACATCAACCCCACCAAGTTCCGTGATTATGTGGGTGCTGATCAGTTCAATTCCTTCTTCGGTCTTACGGCCTGAAAGGGGAACACCGATGGATAACACCCGTGATGAACTGTTGGATTTGATCAGGAACGCCACCAACATTGATATGATTTGCTTCTTCGCCATTATCTATGTGGTTGCGCCCGATTCCCCCCCCCTATACGCCTATCGCCACCCGTGGCGAACTGAAGAAGGCAATTAAGCAGTTGCGGAGTGCCCAGCATAGCCCGGATTGCCCCGCTGAAATGTCTGAAGCCTTTGAAACGGCAATTCAGTACATCCGCCGTGAATGGCTTCACCGATGAAAGGATGGTTTATATGCTTCAGATCGGAATGATCGTTAAAATCTTGCCCGATGCGGAATACAGCGGCAAGTTCACCGGCTACATCGGCAAGGTGAAGAATTACTTTTCGCAGAACAAGAAGGTTGGCGTGGAACTTTTTCAGCAGACGAATGACGCAAGTTCCAAGGGCCTGTTTTGGTTCTCTGAATCCAAGGTGGTTGCGGCGGGTAGTCTGCCTGATGCCATGATGGAATATATCAAGGCCGATCTTAACGCCACCTTTGGCGTTGCAAATCACATCCGCCGTTCCCGTCAGACCGGCCTTCCGCAGATCAAGAAGGTCATTTATAGCGGCCCCAAGACAATCATTCTGTGGGCCGACAACACCAAAACCATTGTTTCCTGTGGGGAAACGGATTCCTATGACTACTATTCCGGTTTCTGTGCCGCTGTGGTCAAGAAACTATTCGGTTCCACCACCCACGCCAAAAAGGTTTTGGGTGATTCCATTCAGATCAATGATTAACCTGTTCCAGCACCAACAACAGGCCCTTGATGAAACCGAGGGAAAAAACCGGGTGGCCTATTACCTTGATATGGGCCTTGGGAAAACCTTTGTTGGTTCCGAAAAAGCCCTGAAGTTGAACAGCCGTGTAAATCTTCTGGTGTGTCAATGTTCAAAGGTTCAAGACTGGATTGAACACATGACGGAAAATTACGCCATGAACCATTGTTGGATGATTTATGACATGACCAAGAAAAATGAATTTGATTGGTTCATGAAGGCCGCAATGGAAGTTGATAACCCGGATCGGATTTGTGGCGTGATTAACTACGAACTGACTTTCAGGCGGAATGTGCTGAAAACCCTGACCGGCTTCACGCTGATGTTGGATGAAAGTTCCCTGATCCAGAACGAGAACGCCAAACGGTCAAAGTTCATTCTTGGGCTGAAACCGGATAATGTGATCCTTCTGTCAGGCACCCCCACGGGCGGCAAGTATGAAAACCTGTGGAGCCAATGCCAACTGTTGGGGTGGAAGATTTCAAAAGAACTGTTCTGGAAGCAGTACATTCAAACGGAATGGGTTGAAACCGATGGATTTTGGCGGCAACAGATTACCGGCTATAAGAATGTTGACCGGCTGAAGATGAAGCTGGCCGAACATGGGGCCGTTTTCATGACTACCGAACAGGCCGGGATCAGCCTTCCAAAACGGAACTGGATCAAGGTCAAAACCCGCCCTTCACCCCTTTATTGGAAGTTCTGGAATGATCGCTATATTGCGATTGACAGCGCCAACCTTGGTGAATTTGAACTGGATGCGGATTTCTACGGTTCCAATGCCCATTGTGAACGGGAATTGATTGGTGATACCAGCTTGACCCGCCGCCTTTACGCCCGTCAGCTTTGCGGCCTATATAACCCAGCCCGTTATGAAGCCTTCCGGGATTTGGTGAACAGCACGGAAGATCGCTTGATCGTGTTCTATAACTTCACGGAAGAAATGGAACGCCTGAAGGGGATTGCCAAGGGCCTGAACCGGCCTGTGTCTGTTCTTTCCGGTGAAGAAAAGAACTTGGATGCTTACCGCTACCAGCATAACAGCATTACCTTCATTCAGTATCAGGCCGGTGCAATGGGCGGCAACTTTCAGCTTGCCAACAAAATCATTTACTTCAGCCTTCCCCAAGGTTCGGAATTGTGGGAGCAATCCCAAAAGCGTATTCACCGCCTTGGGCAAGAACGGCCCTGTTTCTATTACCTGATGATCTGTCCGGGAACGGTTGAAGAAGATATTCTTTCCACTTTGGAAATGAGAAAGGACTATACCGATGAACTATTCAGAAAGTATGAGCAAGCGGCAACAGCGCCGCAAAGCCCTTAACCAGCGGTTCAGGCGGATGTTCCTTGTGGCCCTTCTGATGGGCCTTGCAATGGGGTTTGTATTTGGGCGCTGTTCTGCTGTCAACAGTAAGGCCCCGGATGCCCCTATTGAATCGGATCAGCTTACCGCCGTGATCCCGGATGTGACCTTGGAGCCGGTGGAAACCCCGCTGGTGGAAGAACCCGCCGAACCTGAACCGGTGCTGTTGGGCAGTTTCAGAATTACCGCCTATTGTTCCTGTGAAAAGTGTTGCGGCGAATGGGCCAAGAACCGGCCCAATGGCATTGTATATGGTGCCGCTGGCGTGGAACTGAAGGCCGGTGTTTCCTGTGCTTCCCCGCTTCCCTTGGGAACCGTGGTGGAAGTGGAAGGTTTGGGTGAATACATCGTTCAGGATCGCCCCGCCCAATGGGTGATTGACAAATACGGTGAAAACCAGATCGACATTTATTTTGACAACCATGAAGCCGCTTCCGCCTTCGGCCTGAAGCAGTTGAATGTTTATCTGAAAGGAGAACCCGAAAAATGATCAAATGTGAAAATGCTTGCCCCCGTGGGAAATTTGATGGGTGTTGCCACAAATGCCCGGATTTCCACACTTGTCCTGATTCCTGTCAGGAAAACCCGAACGCCTGTGGTTCGGCCACCTTCGATGAAGAAACGGCCCTTCAGGAGTTCAAGAACACACAGCTTGCCACCCTGAACGCCATTGCTTCCTTGACCGCCCACAAGAAGGCCATTGAGGATCAGGAAAAGGAAATGAAGGCCAAGCTGTATGAAGCAATGGTGAAGTTCGGCGTGGATAAGTTTGAATCCGATGTTCTGAACCTTACCCTTGTGAAGCCCACCAATGCCACCAGCATTGATTCCGCAAAGCTGAAGAAGAAATACCCGGACATTGCTTCCGAATGTTCCAAGACCACCGCCAAGGCCGGTTATGTGAAGATCACCCTGAAGGGCGGTGGGCAGTAATGCCGAATTGGTGTAAAGGATCACTGAAAGTTCGTGGGAAAATTTCTGATTTGAAGAAATTTGTTCAACAGGGGCTTGAGCCGGTTAGTTATATAGGAGATGCTTTAGAACCTTTGGTGTTCACCACTGAAGATGAAACTTCATTCTTTGTGAGGGAGAATAAAGTTTCCCTTTGGATGAAGGGAACCCACCGCCATTTCTGTGAGCCTAATTATATTGAGGTTTACGCCGATGATCAAGAAACGCCCGTTATTATGATTCTACCTATGAAGGCGGCGTGGTCTATTGATGCAGAGCCTTTACAGGAATTGTGCAAAAAGTTCCATGTTGATATGAAGATTCAAGGGTTTGAACGAGGAATGGAGTTCAGTCAAGTTATTGAAATCGTTGATGGTGAAATTGTTCAAGATGAAGAACTTCACTATAACGATTGGAATTGGGATTGCCCATGCCCGGAAATGGGTGGGTGAAGCCAATGAAGAAACAGATTGATATTTGTGCCACCTGTGTTCACGATGAACCCGGTTATTGTTCCGTCATTGGCACCATTCCCCATTGCTGTTCCCGCCATTGGCATTGCGAACCGGGAAAAGCCGCAAAGGACTATGTTCCCAAACAGGAAGAAGGTGAAGCTGATGGCAAGGGATGAAGTATGGGATGCCCTGAAGAATCATGCCAAACAGGTTCATTCAGAACGGGTTGCAAAGAACCCCGACCGGATCGCCTATGCCATTCAGCAGTTTGAAGCCCACGGGATTGAATACCAACTGAAAAATGAGCAAACAGGCCACTTTCATTGTTGGCGAAAGTCTGATGATAAACTGTTCCAATTTTACGCTGGAACGGGTAAAATTCAGGGCTTCACCCAAGTCAGAGGTATTCACAGCCTGATTCAGATGTTGGAGGGGTGAGCCGATGGCCGGTGAAAAGAACTTTGAAAACCGTCTGAAGAAGTGG